AAGAAACAAACTGCACTGCAGGAGAACGAATCAACTAACTATGTTATCGGCGTCATGAGTGATCAACTAGATTACGACGAATTGCCAGATTTATAAAAGGAAAAATATGTACAAACCCAATCCTGCAATACGAGAGTCTGAAGACTTTCAAAACATTCGCAACGTGATGAGCAAGTTTGAAAAGATTCAAGAAAAGAATCGCTGCCTGAGAGTGCAATTTTTAGACTGGTTGTCGGTGAAAATGCATTCCTGGGCAGATGGTGTCAAAGCCATGTCAGATCGCATTGATTCACCATGCATTATCAAAGTAGAACCCAAAAGGAAAACCAAATGAAAGCCATAGTATGGAGCAAGGACCAATGCGCCTTCTGCGAACAAGCCAAAGGTTTGTTGGAAATGAAAGGCATTGAATATGAAGTACGTAACATTAGTCAAGACTGGACACGTGAGCAACTGCTAGAGTCTGTGCCTACTGCTAGATCAGTGCCACAGATCTTTTTAGACGATGAGTATGTGGGCGGATTTCAGGAACTGCGCCAAAGGTTGATGTAATGCCACAATTCACATCTGACTGGTTCAGTAATGCACTGGTCAACTTTGATTACATTACCAACTACTTACAAAAACAAAAAACAGTTGACAGCATATTGGAAATAGGCAGCCACGAAGGCCGTAGCACTTGCTGGATGTTGGAAAACATGCTCAGTGACACAGGCACAATTACTTGTATTGATCCATTTGCGGATCGTCCTGTTACAGCATTCAGTAGTGATTCGATCCCCGAAGATCGTAGCATTGAACAAATATTTCGCACCAACACCGCAGAAGTCAAAAAGCCCGGACAAACCGTAGAAGTACATGCCAACATGAGTTTTCCTGCACTGGCACAACTCATTGTGGACAAAAGACAATACGACTTCATCTACGTAGATGGCAGTCACAACGCAGACGATGCACTGGCAGATGCTGTGATGTGTTTTGGATTGTTGCGTCCCGGTGGTGTCATGCTGTTTGATGACTACTTGTGGGAAGATGACCAACACTATTTGGGTCGTTGCAAGCAAAGCATTGACGCATTTGTAAACATGTTTTATCACCGACTCAAACTGGGCTTGGTAAATTATCAGTTGGCAATAGTTAAAAAGGAACTAGAATGAGCGTTGAAGCAGGAAAAACATACACCATGCGCATGGGCTATGGTGAAGAGATTGTGGCAAAAATCACAGCACTTGACAGCAGTACTTACACGCTGAGCAAGCCTGTGGCAGTGGTACCTGGGCAGCAAGGTATACAACTAATGAATTCATTGTTTACTGCAGATCCCGAAGCAGAAGTCACGGTAAATATATCTAGCGTGGCCATGATTGCCCCTGTGCGTGAAGACGTTGGGGACAGTTACTTAGAAGCCACAACAGGTATTAAACCTGTGCGCAGTAAAATCTTAATGGGATAACATGCCAGCAGTACAACGACAAGGTGATCCAAACGGCGCAGGAGGTATAAACACGTCAGGTGTGGCTTCTGTACGAGTAAACGGTCGTCCCATTGTTGTGCCCGGTATCGGTGTTACTCCACACCCTTGTTGTGGCCAAGACGGCTGTGGCATACATTGTTCGGCAGTGACCTCAGGTGGGTCTGGATCAGTACGTGCCGGCAGCCGTCCTGTGATACGAGATGGCGATAGTGATACCTGTGGACACAGTCGTACTGCAGGTTCCAGCACAGTGAGAGCAGCATAATGGTACAATCAACAGCAACACCCTTACAACTCACCGCAGGCGTGGGATTTTATTCAGGCAACGCCATCACAGCCAACACCCAATTGGCCAACACTATTGCTGCTTATTCGTCTGTGCTCACAGGTAATTTATTGACCACTATATCTGCTGCCGCCAGCAATGTAAGTTTGGGTATATCAGCAGGCACACTGGCCAATCTTAAAACACTAGGGGCTAATGTTGCAGGGAATTATTGTCCTGCATTGGGAGATTCAGTGCCCAGCAATGTAACGTTGACTGTGGGCAATACCGGGTACACTGGGTCTATTACCAATTCGGCCAACACTTATTTAGGTGGCGGCGACTTTGGCAAGTTTGCACAGGCTTTTGGTGCCGCACAAGGTTACATCAGTCTCACCAACAACATCATACTCAGTGCAGCCAATGCCAATGGCACGGATTATCTTGGTCCTACATTTAGTAACATGAACAACTTGATCACTGCAGACATTGCTAAAATTAATTTGGCATTTCCTGCATTTGGGGCCGATCTTGCTGCCACCGGCGATTTAATTGCCTTGGACAACGTTGCGGAATTCGGCACCCCGGCTGCTTTGTTGCAACAACTGAGTAAAAAAGGCAACATGCTAAACGGCACTACTCCTTGTGTTACTGTTGCCTTGAAAGCACAAGGACTAAATGATCAAAACATCTCAGATCTAGTAAACAACAATGTGCAGAGTTTGTTTAACCCTGGCGGACTTACACGAAATCAATTTGATCGATTGCAAAAAGCGGCATACCCTGCACTGTGTAATGTCACTGGCGATTGTTTAACAGAAGTATTAAGTATATTAAATTGTACAACTCCCAACATCACACAAATGTGTCAATTATTAAATCCTGTGAAAATATTCCCTACAAGTTATTCAAGTTTGACACTGCCCACTCCAGACGGTCCTGTGTTGATATACGATGATGCTGGCGCGGTAAACAGTGTGATTACTCCCATACTCAACTCAGGATCTGTAACCCCCACAGGTTGTGACGAATTGGCAAAAATTATTCCTGCTGCCAATGCCGCGGCCAATCGTGCATTGCAAATTGGACTCCAACAGATCAAAGGTATCTCAGGAACTACAGTACCTCAACTGGCAGCAATACTACAATGACCACAATAGCACAAACAGCCGCAGAAACTGCGGCATATTCAAGACGACTAGGCACACTCAAGGGCTTGGATCTGATTGCCAATACCACAACTCCTGTGCCTGCCGCAGTGGCCACTTACTATGCCACAAATTTGGCCTCAGGATCAGGCCCCAGCGGCACATTTTTGACCACAGACTTTTTTGGATCAGCAGCCGGTATTCCTTACAATGAGGATTTGGCCACAGTAACGTCAACCATCTCTGCACAACTTGCCGCCGGCACACTGACCACACTCAACACCATATATTCTTACATGAAAAATCTCATAACTGATGTGTATGGGTTGCCAGGCGCAATAAATCTTCCAGCACCTTACAATGCAGGAAATCCTTATGCCAGTTATAATTCAGCCCTGGTGGTCTTGGTCACAGCCGCTGATGCAGCCATTGGCACCGCTGTCACTGCCATGGGCACCGCAACCACAACGCTGAACACCACTTGGTATGATATGATATCACATTCAGTAAATGAACCAGTGTTTCAAGCCAAGGCATCGATTAACTATGCTACACTCACGGCTGGCGCACAGTTGCCCATCACTGCTTTTATTCCTGCCCTGGCTGGATACGGACAAGACACACAAACTGGCATGGCAGCACAGTTTTTAGAAAGCATAGCCAACACTGCCAATCAGTATGGTCAGGCCATGGTGGGTGCGCTACGTGAAGGCCGTAACACCGCTGGTATTAATGCGGTTGGACTCAAAGCAGACAACGATGTTCCACAGCAACCCACATCAGTGCCACCGCAGGCCACGCTGAGTAGCAGTGAATACACACCTGCACAAGCACGAGCCTTAGTGTAATACTCAAGTACTACTTTTTTCTGGTTGACCGGAAATGCCCATTTTGCTATAATATAGGCATAGAGTAACAAAAAGGAGCCAAGATGTATTACATTGTTTCTAAAGGTACTGGACTTATTGTAACAGATGGTCCCAACAGAACCCGTGCTTACAAAACTTTTGGTGCCGCCCGTGCCACACGCACACGCCTGTGCCGCAAAGCAGGATGGACAGCGGACCAACTCAGCATTGTTGCCACCAAGCACTACCGACCCCGCATGGTTGAACGTGTCAACATAATGACAGGTGAGAAGTTTGAGGAAGATGTCAACACACCTTACTTCTGCTCACCCGCAAGCGAAACTTTTTGGAGCATGTAATCATGAAAAAACTTATTATTAATTTATGTTTGGCGGCAAGTTTTTCTAGTTTAGCCTACGCAGGAGAAAATAATTTCACTTGTAATTTCACCAGTGGTGACAATCGTCATGGGCAAACTTTGAAATATTCAGTCAAAACAAATCAATATAATCAGATTGAATACACATATATTTCATTGCCTTTGTCTGCCATTGCAACCGGTCCATCTACTAACAATGGACAATTTGCTTATCCCAAACACATAATGGTTAGTCAGATGGGTACTATAGTAGATACTGGCATAATTACATCATTCCACGGGGCCGAATCTGGTAAAGAAGTTTCTTATAAAGGCCAGTATGTGTATGGACTATCCATGGAAGAAGCCATATCATCAGTTTCATTTAATTCACTTAACGGACGATTAGAGGTAATGACCGGTTCTCACCCGTCGGTGCATAAGTCATATCATCATTATATGTCTTTTTGGCAATGTTATAAAGCACAAAGTTTAATTCAGTAATTGGAGCATGTAATACTTGAGTATTACTTTTTTGGTGGTTGACCAATAATTGCCAAAATGCTATAATATGGACATATTGTAACAAAAGGAGCCCGAAATGACATACGCAACAATCCAAGAAGTTAACACTGCCATCATGTTTGGCAATTTCACAAACGAACAGCTCAACAGTATTGTGAGTGCGGTGCAGTATGCTCGTGCCCAGTTAGGCAAGCAAAAGATCCGCACGTTCACCAAAGGTGACACAGTCAAGTTCACCAGTGCCAAGCGCGGTGGTCTTGTGGTACAAGGCACAGTGACCAAGGTTGCCATCAAGTATGTCACAGTCAAAGACGGTGCGATGTTGTGGAAAGTGCCAGCCAACATGTTGGAGGCCGCATAATGAATGAATGGATCTTGATTGTGGCCTTGCTCAGCCCCGGTGGCAACTACATGGACAAAGTGCCTGTGACCATGCCCACCAAAACTGCATGCGAGCAGGCAATCAAAACACTGCCCAAAAAAGGCGAGCACCCAATGGGTGTGCAGTACCGAGGCGTGTGTGTCACACAGGCACACTGGACAGGTACTGAACCAATGAAAAATGTTCCACTTGATTAACGGAGAGAAACATGGGACTTGATATGTACGCATACGTGGCCGCTCGGGCAGGCCAGCAAGCAGAATTTTACGAAGGCTCTGAATGGGATCCTGATCATAAAGAGCATCGCAACCCCAATGTCAACCGGCCGCGTGAACTGGCTTACTGGCGTAAGCATCCCAACCTGCATGGCTGGATGGCTTGTCGCTGGTTGGCACGTGAAGGCAATGCACTACGTGAAACAGACAACTTCAACGGCATTGAATTCGAACTCACGTATGATGATTTGGATGACTTGGAGTATGCAGTACAAAACGATCGACTGCCCGCAACGTCAGGATTCTTTTTTGGCGAAGGTGCCGATGATTACTACAAAGAAAGTGACTTAAAATTCGTCCAAGAAGCCCGTGCAGAAATGTTTTTGGGTTTGAAAGTATTCTATAACAGTTCATGGTAACCCTGTAAATATATGAATGACATTGACTTCACACACAAACAATTCAACGGTATCACTGTGGCAGCCGATTGGATAAGAGACTTAGAAGCATCCGACAGTCGCTTGCACAAAGAACGAGTGATTGAAAAAGCACTCATGGCGGCAAAATTGGGCAGTGCCAATGCACAGTGTTTCTTGTTCAATTGCTACCAAGCATACAATCCCTACTACACATTCCATGTGAAACAAGTGCCTGAGAGTTCTGGCATTGAGCATGCTGAGAACCCTTGGCCTGTGTTCTGGGGCTTGCTGGAAGGCTTGCGCACACGATCATTCTCAGGACATCGTGCCCGAGATGCCATCTTAGAAACAATGAAACGATTTGATAGTGTAGAGTGGAACAATCTCTGCAGACGTGTTATTACCAAAGATCTGCGCTGTGGCATCTCAGAAAAGACCTTGAACAAAGTGTTGGGCCGAACAGAGTGGAAAATTCCTGTGTTCAGTTGTCAGTTGGCACAAGACTCAACAGACCAGCCCAAGAAGTTGAAAGGTATCAAGCGCCTGGAATGCAAACTGGATGGTGTGCGTGTGTTGGCTGTAGTACAAGGTA